TGTCCCAAATCACGTCGCTGACTCGTTCTTTGCATCTGTTTATCCTACTATTACTTCTGGTAAAAACACCAAAGTAATTATTGTATCTACCCCACACGGTATGAACCACTTCTACCGTCTGTGGCACGATGCAGAAAAACAAAAGAATGATTATGTCCCTACAGATGTTCACTGGTCAGAAGTTCCAGGTAGGGATGAGAAGTGGAAAAAAACAACTATTAAGAACACGTCAGAAGCACAGTTCAAGGTTGAGTTTGAATGTGAGTTCTTAGGATCAGTTGATACCCTGATTGCACCCAGTAAACTCAGAACTCTCATTTATGATAATCCATCTAAAAGAAATGCTGGGTTGGACGTATATGAATCATCTCAAGAAAATCACGATTATGTCATAACAGTAGACGTTGCTCGTGGAGTGAGTGAAGATTATTCAGCGTTCGTGGTCGTAGACATTACAGAGTTTCCTCACAGAATTGTAGCTAAGTATAGGAATAATGAGATTAAACCCATGTTATTTCCCAATATAATTTGGGAAGTAGCAAAGAGTTATAACAGTGCGTTTATTTTATGTGAAGTAAATGATATTGGAGATCAGGTAGCGAGTATCCTCCAATATGATTTGGAATATCAAAACCTTCTCATGTGTTCAATGAGAGGTAGAGCGGGACAAATTGTAGGTCAGGGTTTTTCTGGTAAGAAAACTCAACTTGGTGTCAAGATGTCCAAGACTGTAAAGAAGGTTGGAGCACTTAACCTTAAAACAATTATTGAGGAAGATAAGTTATTATTTAATGACTACGAAATTATTTCTGAACTAACAACGTTCATTCAAAAGAATAATTCATTTGAGGCTGAAGATGGATGTAATGATGACTTAGCGATGTGTCTTGTCATCTATGCATGGTTGGTCGCACAAGATTACTTCAAAGAACTAACTGATCAAGACGTTCGCAAAAGATTATATGAAGAACAGAAGAATCAGATTGAACAAGACATGTCACCATTTGGATTTATCGATGATGGTTTAAACAGTGATAGTTTTGTTGATAATGATGGTGATAGGTGGTTTACTGATGAGTATGGTGATAGAGCTTATATGTGGGATTATCTATCATAATGGACTTAGATGGTCAATTAAAGTTAGGTCATTTATTACTTCAAGATAGAAAATGTAGAGTGTGTGGAGAAGTCAAGAATTTAGTTGATGACTTCTATAGAACAAGAAAAGACCGTGGAGCGGTTGCTTCATCATATTCATATGAATGTAAGGATTGCACCAAAAAGAGAGTAAAAAAATCATCCGATCACTGGCAATATCCAGATTGGTAGTTCACGTCATGATTCCCCTGCGAAAAGTAACTTTTTAATAAATATTTTCAGATAAACTGAGATTCGGAGAACAAAAACATGGCGACTCCTCAATTATCTCCCGGTGTATTAATTAGGGAGGTTGACTTAACAGTAGGAAGAGCTGATAATGTTTTAGATAATATCGGTGCGATTGCTGGACCTTTCAGAATTGGACCTGTTAATGAAGCGATTGACATCACTACTGAGCAAGAACTTATCGACACTTTTGGTAAACCACTCTCTACTGATTCTCAATACGAGTATTGGATGAGTGCGGCTTCATACCTTTCATATGGAGGAGTTCTGAAGGTTGTTAGAGTTGGCGACGACGACTTAAACAACGCTAACGCTGGTGTTGGTATTGCATCGACTTCATTGTTGAAAATTGACAACTACGACGATTACCAAAACAACCACGAGAGTGGAACCAATTATGCTTGGGCAGCAAAGAACCCTGGCTCCTGGGGCAACGGACTCAAGGTTTGCGTCATTGACGACCTTGCTGACCAAAGAATCGGTATTAACACAACCAACCTTAACACTGCTGGTGCTATCATTGGTTATGGTGTTACCGCAGCACTTAACGATACTGTAATTGTTGGTCTTGGAACAACTTCCACCTTTAATGGATATCTTAAAGGTATTATTACGGGTGTTAGCACAGATGCAACTGGCGGAAATAGCACAATTGATGTCAAAGTTGTCGCTCGTGTAGAAACGACATCGGGTGTAAATACCACCACAAAGATTGACTACAGTCAGGGAGTAGCATACTCGCAGTTTGATACTTCAGACTCACTGTTCTTTGTTAATAACGCTGGTATTAACACTGGACTTTCTGCAGACGATGCCGCATACACTCCTGTAACCGCAAAAGACTGGTACGATCAGCAAACGCTTGATCTGGATAACGCGGTTATTTACTGGAAGACAATTGCTCCAAAACCAGTATCAAACGTCTATTCACTGGATAGAAATGGTAAAGGCGACGGAATCCACGTTGTGGTTGTTGACGACTTTGGCACAATTACAGGAAACCAAGGAACTATCCTTGAGAAGTTTGTAAGTCTGTCTAAGGCACAAGACGCTGTTTCTAACGTAGATGCTCCAACTAAGATCTACTATAAACAGTATGTCGCAGATAGATCAGATTATGTCTATGCTGGAAATAACCCATCAGCGGCTGCAGACAACTATCATGGCACTGAACCAAGAGCAGTTGGATTCTCCACAGACTATACTCCAATTACCACTGCTGGTGGACTTTGGAGACAGAAGGCGCAGGACGTTACCTTTGCTTCAATAGGAAACGTAACTTACTCACTTGGTGGTGGCGAAGACTACTCCGCAGGAGTTCCTGAAATCGGAGCCAACGGTGGAATGGAAGCCACTCTTGGAAATCTTGTTAGTGGATACGATCTTTTCCTAAACAGAGATGAAATCGCAGTTGATTATCTGATCATGGGTCCTGGTCTTGGTGCCAAGAACTTGTCACAGGCAAAAGCAAATCACCTGATTTCTCTTGCAAATAGCAGAAAAGACTGCATGGCAGTCATTGGACCACACAGAGGTGATTTGGTCAATGAGACCAACTCTAGCGTACAAACCGACAACTTGATTGAGTTCTTCTCACCACTTCAATCTTCATCTTATGCAGTCTTTGATTCTGGATATGCATACAAGTATGACAGATTCAATAACGAATTCCGTTATGTTCCAACCAATGCAGACATTGCTGGATTGATGGTTAGAACAGCGATCCAAGCATATCCTTGGTTCTCACCTGCTGGTCAGCAACGTGGTATTCTTAACAACGTTGTCAAACTTGCATATAATCCAAACAAGGCTCAAAGAGATCAATTGTATCCTCTGAGAATTAACTCAATTGTCACGAAACCTGGCATTGGTTCACTCTTGTTTGGTGATAAGACTGCTCTCGGTTACGCATCTGCGTTCGACAGAATCAACGTCCGTCGCTTGTTCCTCACTGTTGAGCAAGCACTTGAAAGAGCAGCAGAGG